GATGTGCTATGCGCTGGCTGCAATCGTTGCCTGGTATCTTACTTGGGGTCATAAAGGGTAAATAATGTTTACACTCATCTCTACAGCTTTGTCCTTCCTAATGGGTGGACTACCTAAACTCTTAGATTTCTTTCAAGACAAGTCCGATAAAGCCCATGAATTAGAATTAGCCAAGATGCAAACGGAGAGAGAACTCCAGATGCTAGAGAGAGGTTATGTTGCACAGGCTAAGATCGAGGAGATTCGTACCGATCAAGTCCAGATGCAGACCCAAGCACAAGAACGCACAGCTATGTACCAACACGATATAGAAATCGGTAAAGGTGCAAGCCAATGGATTATTAACCTACGAGCCTCGGTTCGCCCTGTCGTTACCTACCTGTTTGTTTTCCTACTAATCATTGTAGACATTGCCTCTATTTGGTGGGCATGGTCTAGCGGAGTAGCATTTGCGGAAGCTATCCCTATGGTGTTTGATGCAGACGAGATGCAGATCCTAGCCTCTATTATTGCCTTCTGGTTTGGTACTCAAGCATTCGCTAAGAAATGAGTGAATTTATAAACCTATTTAATACCTACCCAGTAGGTGTTTGCCTTGGGTTAGCTGCATTTGTTAACTATACTTTTCTATTAATTGTCCATGCATGTGAGTGAAAAAGTCATTGAGATGATTAAACACCATGAGGGTGTTAAGCAAAAGCCTTACCAATGCCCTGCATTACTTTGGACTGTCGGTGTTGGTCATGTCATAGATCCTAACCATGCTAGAGTATTACTAGCAGAACGAAAGGCTCTGCCTATTCCTAGCGGATGGGATCGAGTCTTAACGATGGGAGAAGTAGATGAAATTCTTGCTAAAGATTTGGCGCGGTTTGAAAGCGGAGTACAACGATTATGTCCTAGTGGGCTTACTACTGGTCGGTTTGGCGCACTTGTGTCTTTCGCCTTCAATGTTGGACTCGGTAATCTCCAAAATTCTACCCTTCGGATGAAACACAATCGAGGTGAGTTTGAGAGTGCTGCCGAGGAGTTTCTAAAGTGGAATAAAGCCGGTGGTAAGGAATTAAAAGGACTGACTACTAGACGCAAAGACGAAAGAGCCTTATACCTCTCATAGAATCTTGCCGTACTTAAACAAGGTGTTTTTATTTACTAAAAATGCCTTCTTAGATCTGGTGTCTCCTTTTCCAACAAACTCCACATACTGTAGCTTGCAATCAAATATACATTTAAATATGTTTTTGACAGGCATGATTACAAACATCTCCCCATCGTAGAAAACCCAATAATCTGCTTGTGTAGCCATAAGTCCAGAAGGTTTGTCGTACATCTCAATCTCTACAACAATATTCCCTGTATGTTGGCTTTTTTGGTCTGATTTAACCTCGACTGCTTTATCTATCTCAGGTATCCAAATATCATACCCTTTAAAAGCGTTTATTCGGGTCGCAGAGTGGTATTTTTTGCGTAGTATAGCCAAGACCCTTTCCTCTATATCTAAGCCTATTTCTAAGTCTGTTTGGAAGGTCATAAAGCCACCCTGATCGGAAGGGGGGTGGCACTCCTTGAAAGGGTGTGGCATTGCGCCACTAATGCCGATCTCATCGGGGATTACATACAGCTAACTACTGTTCCACAAATAGTGCAGACTTGTAGCTTACCACCGACAATTAGTGTCTGTGTCTGACAAGCATACGCACTACCTAGTAACATATATGTTACCAATCCTATAGCAATCTTTTTCATGGTTTTCCCCTAGAAAGCAAAATCATCGTCTTTAATCTTGGGCATCTCATCATCACCCTTGGGAGTAAAGCCTTTCTGTTTTGGATCACCAATACGACCCGATATGAACTTCCCATTCTTGCCTTCTTTAGTCCAGGCATCAAACCAATGCTCTACTCCGTTAATCTTAATCGACCCCTTAAAATCAGGGTGTTTCTCTGTGAGCTTTTTGTCGTTCTTAAATAGACTAAAGCTGCCATCTTTCATCTCATAGGTCATTTCTGCCTCGCTTTTAGTTGGTTAAATAGGTCTAAGACCTCGCTTAAAAACTGCTTTACTTCTACTTCCATTGAGTCGATATACTCCTGATCCCTCTCGACTCGTACTACTAACAACTGCAAGTCCTCTGGCACTCTAGGATCGAATGATACAAAGTCGCACCATTTCGCGCCTGTACAAGCCATTTGGCATTGCATTTGTGGGATGTATTTACTTGGAGCTTTGTTCTCCAAGACTGTCTCAATATGGTTAGCTGTATTCGGACACTTTATCTCAATTAGACCTTCCCCTACAACCCCATCAGGAGAGCATCCAAAGCCTTCTATTGTGGGGTGATTTATGAACCCTACTTCCTCCACAAAAAGCCCTGTATGAGCCTCGTATGCCATCCTAGCGAATGGCTCTTGCTCTGTACCCCATTCCATTGCAGCATTGGTAAACGACTCCCCTGCTTTGCCGGTCAATCGCTGAACAACCAATTCCATCTTGTAGTTCTTACGACTTGCAGATTCGCCAGACTTAATCTTGGCTAAGACATCTGCGACCCGACTAGCTGTTACTTTGCCTAATCTAGCAGCAAACCATTCTTCTGTTCTTTGTTCCATACAATCCCTTTCAATGGATTTTTTGATCCGCATGAATCTGCTGTAAGCAGTCATTCAGAAACTTTACCATAATCTGTGAAACTTCTAAAGATAAATCTGATCCCTCAATCTCGATAGAAAAATGATATGGAGATACCTCGGTTATCGTCATTACTGCTTGAGATACTGGTTCAGACATATTTTGATCGTTGCATAGCCTCTGCTATAAAACACCGATTCTCCCTTTTCATTTTCTTTTGGTACTCATCACTACAATCATCGCAGACTGTAACTCTCTCTCCTGATCCCCTTCTGTAATACTGCCATTTTCTATAATCTAATTTGGAATGAAAGCACACAGGATACCAATCATTCTTTATCGTCATCGGCAAGAGGTTCTTGGGGGTCTCTGCGAATAAGCTGTGTATCGACTCCATCATTTTCAAACTGCCTTTGGTATGCGAGAGACAAGGCATCAATGGCTGCATCCCAACCCGAAGCAAAGAAATGCTCACAGATAATAGACTGCCCAGAAGGAATATCTACTTCCTTTAAGGTTCTATAGAAAGCCTCCATACAATGCTTGTTTCTCATTTTATTAATTCCTCGATCCAAGAAGTTGCCAATTCCCAAGACACCTTTATTATCGCAAAAGGTAACAAAATGTAAACACCTATCCCTACTAGGACTTTTGCCACTTTTTCCATTGCACAACTCCTGGTATCTCTGGTATCTCTACATTCTCTAGAGTCCTCGCTGTCAATGCGCGAAACTCAGACCATTTCTTTTGGTACTTCTTTTGCTCACTTGCCGGTACATAACCATAAATCTTGCGCCACCGAATCGTAATATCTGTGCTACTAGGTGTGTAGATATAAGTACCCTCATCTATCGCCTTGGCTACATTCCTAGCATCTTCAAAAAATTTATTTACCATATCGTCTCTCCGACTCTCGTTTTAAACAATGTTCGCACTTCCATCTCATAACTGGTCGAACCCGATTTCCTGCTGCTACCAACTTAAAACCAGCTTTTGGTCTATCAGCTTGACAAGAACTACACCACTTTTTCTCCATCCCATCCTTCCTTCATATATCCATATTCCGAGGCATCTGCTACGGCTGTGAGTTTTAAACATACATCGCAAAGGTCTATCCATGATCTGTGGTTTTCCGAACTTTTGAGTGGATGTGTACCCCAAGCCTTACCGCACTCGAAGCACACATTGTCTGGCTGCTCATCAGCTAGTCTCACTCAGTTCTGCCTTCCGCTTTTCTTTGGCATCGTTTACCTTCTTCATCGCCTCTTTGTCCTTAGACACTTCCTTAAACGCTTGGGCAAAGTTCACCTTTAGCTCTGGGATGTCCTGAGAACCTAATATCTTTTCTACAAACTTTGTAGAATCTACCTCTATATCATCCCACAAATCTTCCCCGACATAAAGAGATAAACCGAGACCATGTAGAGCAATCGCTTTAGCCAAGCATCTTTGCATCGCAGTATTAACTGCAAACGCATCTGGATTAGGTATTGCCTTATTGCGATAGTCCATTACCGGCAACTGCGCGGTCATCGACTTACCA